ACTGCGGCAGTTGTTAATCAACCTACAGCAGTTAATGCACAAATAGCAGCATTACCTACAACAAGTTTAGTCTCATCACAATTACAAACTTTATTACAAGGAATTGATACAGGTACTATTCCACCTTGGGCAAGAAGTGCAGTCGATGCAGTTGACGCACAGTTAGCACAAAGAGGAATGAGTCGTTCTTCTGTTGGAAGAGACGCATTAATTAATTCTATTATTCAATCTGCTATTCCTATTGCACAGGCGAATGCTTCTATGCTTCAACAAACTGCAATGGCTAATTTAAATAACCAACAACAAGCAGAAGTTTTAACAAAGCAACAACAGTTTCAAAGAGATTTAACTAACGCTGAAAATCAAATGAGAGCAGGTACAGCAACTGCTGGATTTGAACAGCAAATGGGATTAGCTAATTTACAAAATGCACAAGATGCAGTAATGGCTACAGCAAATCAACAACAACAAGTTCGTTTACAAAACTTAGCTAATTTACAATCAACATCTTTAACTAATGCTCAATTAACACAGCAAATGAGTTTAGCTGGAATGAATAATCAGCAATCAGTAGCGTTAGCAAATGCTCAACAAGTTGCTGGTATGGATGTTTTAAATTTAAACAATCAACAACAAGCAGTTATATCTAATTCTAATTTATTTAGAACTTTTGAACAACAAAATTTAAGTAATGAACAACAATCAACTTTAGCAAACGCAGCAAAATTAGCAGCATTAGATATGGCTAACTTAAATAATAGACAACAAGCTCAAGTAATAAATGCTCAAGCATTTTTAAATATGGATATGACTAATCTTAGTAATAGTCAACAAGTAGCGGTGCTTAATGCACAACAAAAACAACAAGCTATGTTATCTAATCAAGCAGCAACCAATGCTTCATCACAATTTAATGCAACAAGTCAAGCTCAAACTGACCAGTTTATGGCTAACTTAACTAATACAGTTGCTCAAAGTAATGCACAGCGTAACGATGCTATGTCACAGTTTAATACAACTAATGCTAATAGAATTGCAGAAGTTAATGCAGGTAATACTTTAGAAGCAGCAAGATTTGAAGAACAACTTAATTCACAAATTGCTCAGTATAATGCTAATCTTAATTTTCAACGAGACCAATTTAATACACAAAATGCTTTAGCAGTTGAACAATCAAATGTTCAATGGAGAAGACAAACTAATACTGCTAATACAGCAGGACAGAATGCAGTTAATCAAGCTAATGCAATGAATGCTTTTAATCTTAGTAATCAAGGTTTATCTTTTCTTTGGCAAGAAATGAGAGATGCAGCTAAATGGGAATATGAAGCTTCAGAGAATGACGAAGAAAGAGCAGCAAGTTTAGCAGTTGCGGCATTACAAAATGAAGCGGCAAGTGATGCTAACAAGGCAGACCTCATTAAAAAAATTGGTGGTTTTGCTTTAGACATATGGAAAACTTATCAGAATAATCCTTAGAAAGAAAACATGAATGATATTGAAGCAACTATAAATTTACTTTTAGATGCTAAAAATTATAAAGATATGTTTAATAAAGATGTTTCATCTGTTGTTGAATATATTTTACCAGCTATAAAACTTAATCAATATAGAGTTTTTAGAAGAGGTGATAAACCTTATGCATATACAAGTTGGGCGTATATGAATAAAGATTCATCAGAAAAATTTCAACAAACTGGTGTAATAGAACATGAGTCTTGGTGGAATAATGGTAATGAAGTTTGGCATATTGATACAGTTGTCGAAGAAGGTAATGATGTTCTTCCTATTCATAGGTGGACATCAAATAATATTGCTGAATTAAAAGGTGATAAAACAAAAATAAATTGGATAAGAATAGGAATGAAAAATAATAATTTTTATGTTAAAAAAACTGGACACGCATTTGCAAGGAGTGAAATAAATGGGTAGTATATTTAAAAAAATAAAACGAATCGTTAAAAAAAATCCTTTAACTAAAATATTTAAAAGAGTAGGTAAAGGAATTGCTGATATTGGTAAAAAAACTTGGCAAGGTATTAAACGAATCGGTGGTAAAGTTATGGCAACTTATGGTAAAATAAGTCAGAAGCTTGGACCTATAGGTATGATAGGTCTGTCTATGGCTATGCCTTATTTACTTGGTGGTTTTAGTGGAGCTGCTGGTGGACTCTGGACAAATTTTGGTACAGGTATGAAAACATTACAAGCAAGTCAAAATCCATTTTTTAAAGCTATGGGTTATGCTGGTAAAGGAATGTATAATACTGCTAACTTTATTGGTGGAACTACTCGAGGTATTTCTCAAACTATTTCTAAAACTTTTGGACAATTTGCACAAGGAAATGTATCACAAGGATTTGCAAATCTTTATCAAGGAACAACAGAAGTTTTATCTGGTAAAGCTGGAATGGGTACAATGAAATATATTGATGCTTCAGCATTTGCTAAAGCTGTTGGAGTTCCGGGTACACAGACAGGTGTAAAATTAGCAACACAAAATTTAGGAACACTTGTTCAAACAGGTGGTGTTAATTTAGGTAATGTTAATATAGGAAATAAATTTGCTTACGAAGCTATAAATAAATCTATGTTAAATAATGAAGCATTTAAAAAATTAAGTGGTGAAGGATTAAAATATCACAATACACTTGTTAATAATGTTGGCTTAGATGACCAAACAGCTTTCCAATACATTAGTAATAATGGTTATGACCCAATGACAGGTGTCTTAGATAAAACTACATCAATGGATTTTGCAGATGTTGGGGCAGGAAAAATAGGTTGGACTGGTCAAAATATAGATAAAACTGTTGAAGCTTATAAGTTACAAACTGGTGGTGGTTTCCAATATAAAGCAAAAAAAGATGGTGATGTATTTGAAACTCAAGAAAGTATGTTATCTAAAAAGAAATCATGGAAAGATGCCGCAGCAACAGCAGCAAAAAATTTATTCTCAAATGACCAAGAAGAAACACCAGTATACGCACCTAATGCATACGAAAAACTTAGTTCTGTTCATCCTAATTATGATGGTACAGATATAACTGGTTCTGCAGATGCAGGATTTATAGGTGATGATATGAAAAAATGGTACGCATTGATGAATAAAAAAATGAATATAACGGGGAGTAAATAATAGTAGCTCTGAGAAGGGGGCGAGGAAAAATTAGAAAAGGAAAACAATGGCAGAAATAAATAAAACAGAACCAAATCAGTTTGAACAAGTAGGAATGAATCCTTTTAGTTCTCCTACACCGGGAGAGTCATTGACTGTTTCTCCCGAAACTCGTCATTCATGGGAGAGTCCTCCACAACAAACAAATATTCAACCTGTTATGGAACAGTTATTTTTACAATTAACTGAAAAAGAAACTTATATTGAATTACTTAATCTTTTAAATAATGGCACACCAATAGACCAATTAGCACAAGTTATTCTTTACAGAGGAATGACAGAAGGTATCTATAATGTTGACTTAATGTTATTATTAATTGAACCAACTATGTATTTATTAATTGCTATTGCAGAAGAAAATGAAATTGAACCAGTTATCTATGAAGAACAAGATGATGATTTAGCAGAAACTGAAACTGTTCAAAAACAAATTAGAAATAAAAAACAATCTGAAATTAGAAAAGATAGTGTACCTTCATCTATTTTACAACGAGTAAAAACTTTACCAAAGTTAGATGAATTACAAACAGAAGAAGAGGTAGGATAATATGGGATTAAATTTTGGTGATGTCGCATTAAACTTAGCAGCAGGTGCAATTGATAAAGATGAGAAGTATCGTCAAGATGCTTTAGAACAACGCTATAAAGAATTAGCAGATAATAAAGAACTATACAGAGCTTTAGCAACTACTCGTTATTCAAAAGATTTAGAAAAATATTACGCAGAAACAGAGAAGTATGATAATTTACAAGGTGTTTACAAACAAATACAATCTGCTAATGGTGGAAAAGGTATGGGTAAACGACAAGCTGCAATGATGATTATAGGTGCAACACCATCTCTTGCATTTTCTTATAAGAATGCGGCAGATGAAGATGCACAAAATGATATTATTAATAGTGTAATGGGTGGATTTAAAGATACTTATAGAACAGAAACTACAGGTGGTGGAGCAGGGTCTCCGGAAACAACTAAAGAAGTTGCAGATGGATTTACTTTCTCTCATTCTGGTTTAAATTTACAAGCACCAGACGCAGAAGATTATTTTCAAGACCCTAACTATTGGGGCAAACTTGCTAAAGAAATTGAATCTGGTACACAAGGTCCTCTTCAATCACAAATACTTAAACTACTAGGTAAAGAACCAGCAGAAGTAGACCTTGACCAACTAGAACAAAAAGCTGGAACTACAATTAAAAATGATATTGATGCTATTATGTATAAGTCTAAAAATACTAGCGAAGGTATTGTTGGTGATGATGATTTTGATTGGTCAGATTTTCTTGAGAATAATAAAGAGTGGTATAAACAATATAATAGTTTAGTTAAAGATGTAACATGGGATAATCTTAATAAAGATGACCATTTTATTTCTTGGATGGCTACTAATAATATATTGGGAACAAATACAGAAGCTCAGTTTCAATTAAGTGAAAATGATACAAAGATAGAAGGTATTAATCCTTTGGCTACAGCTATGTTAAATTCTTATAAAGCTATTTATAATGAAGTTGTAAAATCTTTTGACGCAAAAGAATTAGCAGCTATGGGTATTGATATAACAGAACTAAGTGATAAGTTAAGTGTTTCTGAAGTTAATAAAGTTGTTCAAAATATTATAGAACAACGAGCTGTTAAAGAAAGAATTACAGAAGGTTCTAATACAGACTTTATTAGTATCTTACCTTTAAATATTGCAGATGCAAATGGTACTTATACAACTGCTGATGGAGATAGTTATAATATCTTTACTGATAAATCAAATATACCACAAGTTTATAATAATTGGCTTAAAGCTGAAGCAGAAAAACTTAAAGGTAAGTATGAGATTGCGTGGAAAAAAGACCCTGTTAATGCTAAAGCTATGGCTATGGCAGCTATTCAATCTTCAATTGAAAATGGTGGACCTTACGCTAAACAATTTAGAGAATTTTTAGATGGTGAAATTAAAAAAGCAATTGATTCACCAGATAAAGGTGGTGAAGATACACAAATTGAAGGTGATTTAAATGTTGATAAAGTAGTATCTGGAAAACAAGATGGTAAAGATGGTTTTACTGACGGAACTAAATTTCAAACTTGGGAAGCGGTAGAAGAAAAAGGTATCATTGAACAGATACTAGAAAAATATCCTCATTTACAAGAATCTTATGATAAATGGAAGGCAACACAATCAGAAGATATAGACGCTACTTCTAGTGATGGTCCAATAAAACATAGAAATATTACAGATAATAAAAAAGAAAATGTTGTTACTTCAACTGATACTAAAGAAGAAAGCACATCAAGTGGTGTAGGTGATAAACCTTGGCTATTCTCTGATGGAACTTTTAATCCTAATTTTGATGAATCAAGTATTGATATGGATAAAAAGTATACAGTTGGCACAGAAGCTAATGATTATCTTAAATCTAAAAACTTATATGAACGAGAACAACGAAAGAAAAATAGTATTTTAAATAAATTTTTTAATTAAGAGGAAATATAATGTCAACCTCAGTCCTATCTAATAGTCTTCAAGAAGAAGACAACACTCTCCAAAATAATTTAAACACTAACGACAAATCTAACCTTGAAATAAAAGGTGACATTAGTGATGATGCTATATTTGAAGGTGCTACAAATGTTAAATTAACTCCGGATGTTTCTGAAGAAGTAGAAATTAAAGAAGTTGAAGATAATGATGATTGGATGTTTGAAGATGCAGATGAAGTAGCAGAACCATCAGCATTAGAAAAATTAGAATATGGTTGGGATAAAAATACAATGGTATTTTTTGATGCGTTAGATATTGGTTATAATTATTTAACATCTTTGTTTGACCCAGACAAAACAATGAAAGATATAGCTATCGAAAGAGAAGCTGAACGAGTAGAAAATTTTAATAAAGAACATTGGAAAATGTTAAGTGGTAAACATGATGGTGTCTATACTTTTCTTGGAGAAGCGGCAACATATGTTTTAGACCCATATTATATTGCTGGTTATTATTTTGGTTCGCCTTTATTAAAAAGTCCTATAGGTTCTATGCTTCTTAATGCTGGATTACTTGGTGGTGATGAGTTTATAGACCAACTTGCTAAGAAAGGTGAGATTGAATCTTGGGGTCGAGTTGGAAAAGCTGCTGCTATTGGTGGTGGTATAGGTTTAGTTATGCCTGTTGGTGCAAAACTTATATCTAAATATTTACCTAAATCTATAAAAGATAAAGCAAGTGAAGTTGCAAATTTTATTGATAATAAAATTGCACAAAGAAATAACATGACTCTTGATGAATTAAAAGCATTTAGAGAAATTGCAAAAACTAAAAAAGTAAAAAACATAACAAATAAATTAGACAAGCTTGTTATAACTGGTGGTTGGTCAACGAAAGCTAATAATTTTTCAGCACCACTTGCTAATGCTAAAAAAGCTTTTTGGGAAGCAAAATCAAAACTTGCTAAAGATGCATTTGATATTAATGTTAAACGAAAAAAAATATTAGAACCTTTTAAAGATACAAAGAAAAAGTTTACAAAGAAACAAACTAAAAAAATTACTGATGCCGCTAAAGCAGAAGGTAAAAAGATATTAGATTTACGACAACAAATTAAAGACAGTAGAGTAGCATGGAAAAAAACTGAACAACGATTAATAGAAAGACAAACTAAAAAATTAAATAAATATTATAAATTAGAAGGCGAAAGAATAGCCGCTATCTTAGAAGAGTTAGAATTAAAAACAGGAATGGGTGGTAAATTTCTTAAAGCTGTTTTAGCAAACTTAACTAGACCTCTTGTTGGTGGTGCAACAGGTGGTGCATCTAATGTAGGTGCGGGTGTTATGGGCTATGATGTTGAAGATAATTTTTGGGGATGGGTTGCGGCTGGTTCAGCATTAGGTTTTGCACAAAAATCTATACAAAATAGTAAAGCCATTCCTCTTGGTGATAAAAAGAAATATTTAAAATTCATTGATAGTCATGCGGTTCAATTTACTTTTCAAAAATTAAGAGAATTAACAGCAGGTACAACAGTAACTAAATTAGCTTCATTTGGTGGAGCTTCAGAAAAAATTGGAAGATTATTATTAAGACAAGTAGATGACCCACTAGCAGAAAAATCTGCTATTGCTCAAGCTGAGTCAATGGAAAGATACTTTATGCGTAAAGCTTCTGAGTTAATTAAAAATTCTACACCAGAAGAACAAGGTTTAGCTATTAGTATTAATAGAGGTAATACAGAGTTAGCTAAAACTGCAAATCCTAAAGTAAAAGAACTAGCCAGTAATTTAAAAGGTTGGATGGATGAGTTTAAAGTTTTATATAATAAATCTGGTTTTTATTCTCCACGAGAATTAGATAATTATTTTCCTCGAGTATTAAACTGGGCAGTAATCAATCAAGATAGAACTAAAGCTACTAAAATTTTTACTGGTATATTTAAAAACAATTATAAAGTAAATGATAAAAAAGCTAAAGAAATGGCGGAAAATTACATAACTAAAAGTGAAGGTGGTTTACCTTCAAGTGTATTTGATGCAGGACAATTAGAAAAATTTGTAATGAGTTATGGTTCAGCACCTGCTAGAAGAAAAGGAGCTGACTTTGTTAATACTCCTATCTCTGACCACATAACAAAAAACAGAAGTTTACAAGGTGATTATAAAATTGTTGAAGAAGTATTAGAAAAAAATAATCTTTTAATAAACGATTTAAGTATTATACTTCCAAAGATTGTTCAAGATTCTGTTAAGTCTATTGCTTTTGCAAGAACATTTGGTAAGGGTGGTCAACTTTTAAAACCATTACTTACTGAAATACAAAAAAAATATGCTGATTTAAATTTAAAAAATGAAAGTCTTGGTTTGTTTAGTAATAGACAACAAGCTATGAAACATGAAATAACTAAAGTATTACAAACAGTTGATGCTTATTTTGGTAGACATCATACTTTTGCTGGTCAAGGAGAAGCATTTAAAAATTCCGTAGGAATACTTACAATGTTAAGTAACTTAAATATGTTAGGTCGAGTTACAATTACATCTTTAGGTGACATCATTCAACCTTTCCAAAACTCTTTAAGTTGGACTGCTGGTGTTAAAGGATTAGGTAGAACAAATTTATTTAAAGCTAGTTGGGAAAAAGGAATGGCTAGGAATTTAAATTATGATATTGTAAATTATGCAAATAGAGCATTACAACGAGGTGCTGCGGCTGGTGAAAAAGAAATTATATTAAACAGTTCTTGGATGGGTAAGTGGGGAACACGAGATACTACTAGCACAATAAACTCTGTTGCATTTAAAGCATTAGGATTAGAATGGTTAACAGGATATGCTAGAAGATTTGCGTATAATACTGGTTCGGCTGACGCATTTAATTTATCAAGACAACTTTATAAACTTAAAGATATTAATAGTAAAGCAGGATTACAAATACAAAGAGACTTATCTTTTTATGGTATTACAAAAAATCAAGCATTAAATATTGGTAGACATAAAAATTTTAAATCTGCGGCACAAGATAAAAGTGCGTTTAAAAGTTTAAATGATGCAGGTTTACAAGCATCTAACAGAGACGCATTGATACCACAAGAATCAAATAGATTATTATTTACACAAAGTAAGACACCTTACATTAGAATGTTAGGACAATTCTTATCGTGGTCTCAAGCAAAATCAGCACAAACAAATAAAATTTTATCACGAATAGAAAATGGTGATGCAAGAACTTTAATTAAAATACTTGCTACTCTTCCTGTTTATGGTGGCATACAACAACTAAGAGAGTATGCAAAACATGGTGATGTTATTACTGATGCAGAATATAATGGTGGAGAATTAATAGCAAAGGGATGGCAGTTATCTGGTATTCCGGGTTGGATAAGTGATTTATTTTACAATAGATTTGTAGGACCGGGAAGTTTTGATAAGTCTCCTTTCTTTGTATTTGCTCCGGCATTAAGTATAGCTAAAGAAATGGGCTTTGCTATAACTGAAGCAATGACAGGTAGAGGTGATGACGCATTAAAAAGATTAGATAAAAGAATTTTACCTGTTCCAGAGTGGAGAAACTGGGTACAAAAGTTTTGGTTTCCAAAGACCGGAAGTGTATCAACAAAAGGTTCTACTCCTAAACTTTCTTTTGCTTATGGTGGTATAGTACAAACAAGACATGGTTCTATAAAAAGAAAAAAATATAATGAGGGTGATATTGTTGCATCCCCTTTAGTTTTAAATGAAATTAAAAAAGATGTAGGAATAATTAAACCTAAAGAAAAACCTTTCTTACCAAATAAAGAAGCAGATAAAGTTATTATTGGTGGTGGTGTTGATTCAACTAATAATGAAACAGAAGTTTATAAAGCTTTAAAAAAACATAATCTTTCTGATGAAGCTGTTGCCGGTATTATGGGTAACATTGCTATTGAAACAGGATATACTTTTAATCATACTAAAGAAGAAAGAAATGGAAAAGGTTATGGCTTATTTCAATTTACTGATAGTGAAAAAACTGGTGAAGGACACCTTAATGATTACAGAAAGTATTTAACAGATAATAATTATACTGATTCTATTCAATCACAAGTTGATTATGTTATAGATAATATTAATAATAAAAAAGGTTATGATATTGGAGATGGAAATAGAAATACAATACAAAAAATATTTGCTACTGGTAAGGCGGCTGAAGTTGCTGGTATATTCCATGATTTATTTGAAAGACCCCAAGAAGGTTCAAGATATAAAAGACAAACCTATGCTAATACTATAAGAACAAAATTTCATGGTGGTGGTAGTGTATCGCACACACATGGACCAAAGAAACCAAAAAAATCTAGTTGGAAATCTTTGTTTACTTCTAACCAAGCTTATGGAGGTCCTACTCCACCTGTTCAAAGTAGTTCTAGTTCTAGTGATAATGATAATAAAGAAAAGTATATAGCTAGTACACAAGGTGGAACTAATACTAATAATAATGTTACTGTTACTAACAATAATAGTAGTAGTGAAGATACTAATGTAATTAAAGAGGTCGCAAAAAAAGTTATAAAAAAAGCAAAAGATAAAGATGTAAAAGGAAAATGGAGAACAAATATTCCTATTCCACCATGGGATACTGATACAGAAATGATTGGTAAAGTACAAAGTCTTCAATCAGAAGGTGCATTTATTGAAGGAGAGTTAAGCAAAAACTTTTTTAGTCCAACCTTAGAAGGTATAGATGGAATTAGTGGAAATATTTCTGGTACTGCTGGTATTAAATTATCATCAGATAATCCAAATACAATCTATGGTACAGCATCTAATTACAATAAGTTTGGAAAGGTTGAAGGAAAACTTGATTATGCTCCAGACTCAAATGAGTTAGACGCAACAGGAACTTTTACAACGCATGATTTAGGATTGTTAGAAAAAACAGGAGGTAAGTTTGGTGCTAAAGGATGGGTAGAAGCTGACACAGAAACAGGTCTTGGTTATGGTATAGACATTGAAGATAAAAGTAATAATAGTACATGGCAAATTGGTTCAAAAGATGATGAATTTTACCTTGGAAAAAAATGGAACTTTAAAAGTGGCGGATTACTTGACAGAAAAAGACTTAAATAAGTCTTGACAAAAGCACCATAGAGGTGTATAATATAATAATACAGGATAGCTACAGGTAGTATTCTGTATAATAACAACTCGCTTAATGAAAGGAGCAAATATGAACCTACCTACTAGGGTCTTTGACCCATTTAAAAATATGACTGTTGGCTTTGATAATATCTTTGACCAACTCTCAACTCTATCGGACTTTGATATTCCGAACTATCCACCCTACAACATAAAGAAAATTGATAAAGAAAATTATCAATTGGAAATGGCATTGGCAGGGTTTACAAAAGCAGATGTTATTGTAGAGGTAAAAGAAAATACTTTAACAATATCTGGTAAGTCTTCTGATAAAGAAGAAGATAGTTTTGTTCATCAAGGAATAGCTCGAAGAGCATTTAAAAGACGATGGACTTTAGCTGAACATCTTGAAGTAGATGAAGCTAAATTAAAAGATGGTATTCTTATTGTGAAGATGAAATTAAATCTTCCAGAAGAAAAGAAACCAAAAACAATCACAATAAAATAAAAGGTAGGGGGTATAAAAGCCCCCACTTAAATGAGATATTTATTAATATTAATAATAATACTAACACTAACAGGAGAAGTAATGGCTGGACCAAAATATAAAAAGAAATTAGGAGACAGACACCCATCGGTGAAAGTTAAAAATTTTTCTAATAGTGAAAAAGAAACAAAGAAAAGTTTCTGGGATGCTATTAAGGAAAGCTACGACCCCAGTCCATTTAGAAAAATAAAAATAAGAATTAAATAAGGAGGAAACTATGAAGTATTGGAAAGATTTAAGCAAGAAAGGTAAGATTGCAGCAGGAATAGGTGCTGTTGTTGTTCTTTTTATTGCGTGGACTATAATAGTTTAAACTAAAAGGAGATTAATATGTTAGGCGGATTGCCTGTAGAAATGATAACAATGCTAGGTTCTAGCTTACTGGGTGGGTTTATGTCTATCTGGGGTCAGAGCATTAAGGCAAAACAAGCAGAACAAAAGATGTTACTTGCTCGTGGTAAATTTCAAATGGAGGAAATTGATAAAGCGAGAAGGTATGAGAACAAAGGATTTCAATGGACAAGAAGAATAATTGCTTTAACAGCAGTCTTCTTTATCATTGCGTATCCTAAAATAGTTCCAGTCTTTTTTGATACAAGTGTCTTTCTAACATGGACAGAATTTAGCAGAGGATTTTTATTCCTCGTAGAAAAGAAAGAAATTGTAATGGACAAAGAGTTTTTTGGTGTAGTAATAACACCACTTGACACTCACTTAATGTCTGCTATAATAGGATTATATTTTGGTGGGAGTTTAGTTAAGAAATAAACTTACAGTATTGCTCTAACCATTCATGTACGATTTGAAATTTGCGTTTCGCTTCGGCAACAACATTAATAAAAAAATTTCGTTCCTCCCGAATTTTAAAACACTTATACATAACCTCTTTATCCTCAATGGGTAGAGAGGTTATTTCAGTTATAAGCTTACCTTCTCTATCTAGGAGAAGCTTGTACGAAAATATCGTAGTCTCTTGTATTTTTTTCGGCATACAATACCACTAACTATTTTCTACATCATCAAAAACATTTGACCAATTTCCTTTGACACTTGCTTTAGTGTAAGCAGAAGCTCTGCCTTCAAAGAAGTTCTGGTGTTCAACACCTATTACTTCATCCCACCAAGTTAAAGGATTATCACTCACTCCAAAATTAGGTTTCAATCCTAATTGTAATAAGCGTCTATCAGCAATATATCTATTATATTGTTTCATCTCTTCTAATGTTAGACCTTGTATATCCCCCATCTCAAAAACTAATTCAATAAATTTATCTTCATGTGCAACCATTTCTCTACATATCTGATAGATTTCTTTCTTGAAATCATCTGTCCATATGTCTAGGTTCTCTTTAATAAGAGTACGAAATATCTTTGTCATACCCTCAACATGAAGTGACTCATCCCTAATAGAATAATCAACTATCTTACACATCCCTTTCATTTTTCCAAATCGTTGGAAGTTAATTAGTATTGCAAAGCTAGAAAATAATTGTAGTCCTTCTGTAAATCCAGAATAAACTGCAAGAGCTTTAGCTAAATCTTTTAATTGTTTCTTTGATTTTATTTCTGATGTTTCAAACTGTTGAATGTAATCATGTTTGGCTGACATCTCTTCATACTTTGCAAATGCTTTGTACTCTGACTCTGGCATACCAACAGTATCAAGCAACAATGAGTAAGCGTGTTGATGTACTGACTCAATGTTTGCAAATGAACCCATCATCATTCTTAATTCTGGTTTCTTAAATAGTGGTATGTACTTATCAAAATATCCTGCACCTACATCTACATCTGATTGAGTAAACAATCTAAATATTTGTATAAGTAAATTCTTTTCTGCCGGTGATAACTTTTGATTCCAGTCTTTAACATCTTCATGCATTGGTACATCTTCTGGCAACCAATGTAATTGATTTTGTAATTGGTAATAATCAAATGCCCATGGGTATTCGAATGGTTTATAATAAGTTCTTTCTTTAAATAATTGACTTACGCTTGACATGATAAACAAACCTCCTCTTCATTGTCTTGTTCTAGTCGTACTCTCTTAACCTTTAAGTTAATATTCTCTGCACTTTTTGCTTCCCTACTTCTTAGGTAATACAAACTTTTTAATCCTTGTTTCCATGCTTGATAATGTACTTTGTTAGTATAACGCAAGAAATTATCATGCTCTTCTTGTGGAGCTTGTATGCGTGGAGCAACAAAAAATAAATTAACTGATTGAGCTTGACAGATATACTGTTGTCGCTTTGATGCGTGTTCGACAATCCAATTCTGGTCTATCTCATTCGCTGTTTTAAATACATCCTTTTCCATATCAGTTAAAAAGTCAAGGTGTTTTACTGAACCATCTTGTTCACTAATGCTTTGCCATATCTTATCTTTAAATAAGGTATAATCACTATCATATTCTTTTTGTAGTTCTTCGTCTGCATTCCATTTAAGTTTAAGTAAGTTATGTAGTTGTCCATTTCTTACTTGGAATGTACCACTTAAAGTTTTATGTGTGTAAACATTTGCTCTTATTGGTTCTATCGAAGGACTTGTACCACCACAAATAATACTTGATGTAGCATTTGGAGCAATAGCAAGTAGGTGTGCATTACGCATACCAGTACCTTCCATGTCTGGTGCTTCTCCTCTTTCAATAGCTAACTCTTTAGAAGTTTCAACTGCTAATTCTTTTATCTGTTTAAAGATTTTTATATTCTGACCTGTAGCAATAGGACTATCAAAAGGAACATTTAATTTTTGTAAGTAAGTATGAAATCCCATAGCCCCTAGCCCAACACTTCGTTCTCTGTATGCACTATAACCAGATTTTTCAAACCCAGACATATCATCTTTAACTTTCATGTTTAAAATTTTTCCTTCATAATCATAAGAAAAATTATAAGTTGCCATAATAAAATGTTCTAATACATTATCTAACATTCGTATCATGTCTGGAATAAATGTAGCTGATGTAGACCATTCATCATACTGTGCTAAATTAACACTAGACAAACAACATACAGCAGTTCTATCCTCATTGGTAGGTAAAGTTATTTCACTACATAAATTAGATTGATTAACTTTTAATCCTAACTTTTGCTGTGACTCTGGTAAATGTTTATTAGATGTATCAATGAAATGTAAATAAGGTTCACCTGTTTCATGTCTTGTTTCTAATATTAATCTCCATAATTCTCTTGCATTAATAGACTTAGAAACTTTATTAGAGTGTGGGTCAATTAATTTCCAATCAATATTTTTAGATACTGCATTCATAAAGTCATCAGTAATATTAATTCCATGATGAAGGTTAAGACATTTTCTATTAATGTCACCACCAGAAGACTTACGCATAAATAAAAACTCTTCTATCTCTGGATGAGACACACTCATATAACAAGCATAGCTTCCTCGTCTTGTAGTTCCTTGATTGAATGCTAACATCTGACTATCAACAACTCTCATAAAAGGAATTGAACCTGTTGACATAGAACCATGTGAGGTTGATGTTCCATCACTTCTTATGTCTCCCCAATAACCACCAATACCACCACCATTACTTGCTAACCAAATGTTCTCATCATAGTGGTCACTTAATCCTCTTCTACTATCATGTACATAATTAAGAAAACAAGATATAGGTAATCCTTTTTTTGTACCAGCATTGGAAAGTATCGGAGAAGAAAAACCAAACCAAGTCTTACTTGCATAATCATATATTCTTTGTGCCATATCCCAATCAGTCTTACCTCTATAAGTAGAGACATACTTAGATGCTCTAGCAAAGGCGTGTTGAGGGGATGTTTCATTCTTATCTAGGTATCTATCTTGTATTGTAGCTATACCAAATGGTGTTAAATTTTTATCTCGTTCTAAATCTATTTTAATTTTACTCATGTGATTTACACTCCCCTGCTATTGACATATAAGCAGACCCATCAATGTATGTATCACTACTAACTGCTCCTAGTTTTGTTCTTGCTATCTTTAATAAACACATCATAATTGCTACATCGTGTGGTGTTATCTCAACATCTTTATATGCTGACCATAACTTTGCAATGTTATTATGGTTCTTAACTTTATCTCCATAGTCCTTATGTCTGTCGCCACCAACCAATTGTATAGCAGTTGTTAATAAATCTTTAGTGTTTAACTGGTCCATTATCTTTTCCTTTCTTCCCTAGTATAACCTTTTCCATTTCTCTCATGCCAATGTACTGACACAAAGCATTATTGTTTTCACAAAACCAATGTAGTCCTGTACCTGTCATCATTATGCCTGTATCATCAGACATATTAATAAATTCTATATGCATCTTTTTTGTTTTACCAATACCTGTTGTTGATAATACAATATAAGCTTTACCTTCTTCTAACATTTTTAACCATCCATTCTTTTGGTATATCTTTATCACACCATTTAAAATTATTTTTCTCACACCACATAGCATAAGTTGTTTTAGATTTCTTACTTAACTTAACATTAGGATTTTGAAAACAAAAACGAATATCACAATTTGTACTCTCTCTAATCCAAATATGTTTCTTTCTATCGTCAACTTTAAATCTACCTTTTATTTCTACATATACATTAGTGCTAGGAAAATAAAGGTCGGGAAGATAAGAACGATGAATGACCGGTTGAACATACTTTATTTTTTCTCGTTCATAAAAGAACTTAATCTTCTTTGACTTTAATTTTTTTATTACTGTAGCTTCAAACTTAGAACGATACATTATTTTTTATTATATATTATATCATATAATTCTTGGAATGTCAAGTCTGGATTTTGTTTTAACTTTTTAATTACCCACTTGTATGACCACGAACTTAATTGAATTTGATTTTGAAACCAGTAATGAGTTTGTTCCGGCATCATTTCAAATAAATTTTTTTCATTAATCTTTTCTTTCTCTGGTCCTTCAACTAATGATTGCAACCATTCAACAAGAATACCTCTAGCTTTCTTTCGTATCTTTTTTATTTTTTTTCTATTCATCTGTACATTTCTCTGTGTTCTTTACCTTACTACAATAAAATTCTTTTGCTCTTTCATTCTGTGATTTTATTTTTTTATTTTTATTATCTATAATCTTTTTCTTTTTATCTGGGTTCGGTTCTTCTTCTAACACTATCTCTACTACCTTTGCAGTTTCTTTAGCTACAAATAAAGCACAACCCATAGTGTTTAGTAATATAAATATTAATAAGAACATGACAAAAAATTTATACATTTACTTTTAGCTCCTCAACATTAGGTTCTTTAACAACCTTTGTCATATATACATGACTCTTTGCATACTTAAATAATCTTAAACCTTTACCCTCGTTAGCGTCAGAATGACATTCAACTTTATGTTGACAATAGAAACAACCCATAGGTAATTTCATGTTGCCACCTTTCTCATGTGGTATAGGTTCATAACATTTTGCAGGTGGTTTATCATCTGCTAATTTTTCTTTAACATCTTTAATTAAATGTTTAACATTTGGTTTCATTAAATCATCTGGTCTAAACAAAGCTAACTCTCCTGTTGCTTTATTCAATGCAAGGAAACCACCCTTATCACTATCTTCATTCTCTTCATAACCGGATAGCTGTGCAACATAACCAAATGGGTCGTCACCATATAACGAACCATCTTTAAACTTTTTAAAACTATACGATGAAGCAGTCTTAACATCAACAACTTCTCCATCAATTTTACTATCCATGTGTCCTACAATTCCATCAACAGTCACTTTCTTTTGTTGGTCTGTTACTTCATGTCCAGATAATTCTGCAAGAAATAAAATAAGATGTTCCATAAAATGCCCTGTTAAAAATTTTAATTGTAATGCAGGGTCTGGTGTAGTTTTCTTAAATGGTCTATGTCTATCATACCATAACTGTCTTGCTGGTCTTCCAAGTATAGACATTCGTAAAACTTTTTTATCTGCTTTCATAGGATTTGTAAAATCCATTACGACTTCTTTTATATTATTTAAAAATTTAGATAGTTGTTCTTCACTAACATTTACTTTCTTTTTATAAGTAAGATTAACAAGTAACTTATTTATATCTGGAACTAATGTATCTAAACTTTTAGTGTGTTTCTTTCCAGTTGTTTCCAATTTTATATTCTCCTGTTAGTGAACAACGAAGACCTAACTGGTCTCCTGCATCCACGATTGATTGTACTGCAAGTTTACCTAAACTTTCAGCGTGTTCTTCTTTAACTTGATATTGAAACTCATCATGTACATTTGCTACAGGTATAGCAACAATACTTTTTTCTTGTATATATTTTTCTAATAAGACAAGAGCTTTCTTCATAGCAATAGCTCCACCACCCTGTACTAAAGTGTTAAGGGCGGAATGCCTTTGTCTGATGATGAGCTTTCTTTGGTCGAGTCCTTTGAGGAAACCCTTGCGAGTAGCGATGTCCACTCTTTCTCGCAATCTTGCAAGACTTGGCAGACGCTTAAGAAATCTTTCTTTAATCTGTCTTCCATAACTTTCAGACCTTCCGCAGATAGCTCCGAGTTTTTTGTTACCTGCCCCATAAATGAACGCATAGATAAATGTCTTTGCAATATCTCTGCTTTCCAACCCTGCAAGAGTTTGATTTGTAGTGTGTATATCTCCATTAATGACTTCATTTATATATTCCTTATCATTCATATAGTGGGATAATATTCTTAATTCAAGTCCACTTGCGTCAATCCCCACTAACTTATATCCGCTTGGTACTACCCATAGTTCCCTGCATTCCTTACCATAAGGAGAGTACACAGCAGGGATTTGAGCCATATTGGGCGACTGGTGACTCATTCTTGATGTTATAGCCCCATTGGTTATAACTTTACCATGCACTCTCCCATCTTCTCTTACTGCTTCAATCCATGACTCTATCATAGCCACTCGTTTCTGTAGTAAAAGAAACTCGTTAATCAATTCAGCTTCTGGTATGTCTTTTATCTCTGATAAAACTTTTTCATCTACAATTACATGACCCTTGTCTGTTTTCTTTTTAGGTTGCCATCCTAGATTAATTAATCGTTGTCCTATCTGTTGTCTTGAACCAAGATTAAATTCTTGATACTTAACTTTAATAAAAGGTACACCCTTGACATATCCTCTAGCTTTATTGTTTGACTTAGGTATAAAAGTTTCTTCAATCTTTAAAGGTTTAAATGTTTCTCTAACCTTTGCTTGTACTTCATCTATCTTTTGTTGTAGTCTAGCAAGAAGAAGGTGTGCTTTCTCTATATCAATTTTAAATCCATAAGAAATTTGTCGTTCAATAATTGCTGCAACCTCATGTTCTAAATCAATACAATCTTTAGAAAAATTTGCACTCTGTCTCTTTAATAAATTATAAACTTGTATTAATAATTTAACATCACGAATACAATACCTTAACATTTCTTGACTGAACTTTGTAAAGTCATCGAAGTCAAACTTATTGTATCCAAACTTTAAACCGAATGCTTTTAAACTATGTCCTCCTTCTCTTACTGGATTAAATAATCTTGATAGAACTAATGTATCAATTACTTTACCAAGTTTAAATAAGTCAACACCAAGTACATTCTTAATAACTGGTGCGTCAAAACCTATTATGTTGTGTCCAATAAACTCCGAATAATTACTCGCAACATCCTTAAATTTATGAATATCATCCTCAGTATAATGTACAGTATTGCCCTTATCACAAATAGTAACCAAGCAAAAAATCTTATTAGGTAATGAACCTTTAAAAAGTGGGGTCTCAATGTCGAGAAATAATTTAGCCATTGTTTACTCCTAAAATTTATCGTCTGCATCTTCATTGTCTGTAGGTTTTTCTGTTTCATGTAGTCTTCCTGTATCCTTATCATAAAATAAATAAGTAGCAGGTCCAGTCATACCCACAAATCTATTCTTTAATACTCTTAATGATGTAGTATTACGAACAACCTCGTTCTCATTTTGTGCGTCTCTCTCTAATCCTAGAACCATATCAGATAGTTGAGCAATAGAACCACTACCTCTTAATTGAGATAGGGATGTGACTGCTCCCTCTTCATGTCCTTTTCCATCCGGTCTTTTAAGATGTGATACAATAATCAAAGCACAATCTGTTTCTTGTACAAGTGTACGAAGCTTTGTCATAATTTCATCGAGTCCTTTTCTTTCATCACCAAACTCTTGAGATGATACAACCATACTAATATGGTCAAGCACAATGAACTTACACTCTAAAGCTTTCGCCATGTATCTAACTCTCGATACAATATTATCTACAGAATTAGAACCAAAATGATTATAGAAATAAAATCTACCAGAGCCAATAGTCTTGTTAAAGTATTCTATCTTATCATCTTTACTTAATGATATGTCTGGTCTTCTAAGTGGTAGGTTTGCTTCGACACCCATGATGTCAAGTGCTGTTATCTTTGGGCTTTCCTCAAGCATAATCATACCTATGTTTTGTTCAGTAGTTTTATAGATATGATAAACTAATTCTTTAATGACTGATGTCTTACCTAGTCCAGTACCTGCTGTAATAGTCACTAACTCTCCACTACGAATACCATAGGTTAATTCATCTAAACCTTTCCAACCATAGTCTGTTCGTGATTTAACTACAGGTTCTAATACCTCATCAAGTAAGGTTGAACCTTTTATAATTCCATCCGGTGCATGAACAGGTGCATTCCACCAACACTTCATATACTCTTCATACTTTTTAGCACGAAGCATATCGTTTGCGTCTTTGAAATTTTCTGGTAGCTTAACTATCTTTGCCTTTGCAGGAGCAAATAATTCTGCAACCTTTTTACTTTTCTCTCTACCTATCTCATCATTATCAAAGTTAATAACTATGTTCTCAAACTTATCAAGCCATGTATAACTTTTCTTAATGTCTTTGATAGCAGAAGCAACACCATTCTTAATACTAACAACAGGATATTTTGAACCGAGCATTTGATACACACTCATAGCGTCAATCTCTCCTTCAGTTATGGTCACATACTTACCTCCATTAAATAGTTGTTGTCCAAACAATCCAGAATTACTTGTTGAACCATTGACAGAAAATTGTTTATCTTTTACAAACCTATTCTTATATCCTATGATAGTACCTTGCTCATCATAGTATGGATAGATATGTTTTGATATTAAACCTTGACCATTATACGAAACTTTAACTCCATATTTCTTAACAGTCTCTTCATTTATTCCTCTATCTTTTATAGCATGGAAACCCCCTGCTACATTAGAAGAATAACTACTTAAAATATTACTTGGTAATTCTTTTACTAACTCCATATTGTCGCCCTTCTCTTTAGTTAATTGTATGTCCTCGCTGTCCGGTGGGAAGTAGCTTTCACAAGCAAAGCAATAACTACTACTATCTTCGTTAATACTTCTTGCGTCACTACTCCCACATTTATCACAAGGTACATGGTACTCTACAAAATTTGATTTGTCATCCATGTTCGCCCTCTCTATATATTAAAAGTCTTCCCCATTTTCTTTGTCAGAGGTAAAGCCCTCTGCTACATCAAAGTCCTCGCCATAAGGAACTAAATCAAGAACTTGTACTGCTTGTAGGTCTAAGCTTTTACCACTCTTACCTGCAAAGTTCCACTCAAATTCTTTGTAAAGAACTTTAATTTGTGAACCATTACCTACCAATACATCAATAGGATTTTTCTTTGCGTCAACAAGTCTTGGCACAGGATTTTTTGTACCATCATTTCTTTCAACTTTTCTTTTAAGCTTAATGATATTACCTCTATCATCAGTCTTAACTGTTATCCCTCTGCTTTTAAATTCATCAGCAGTCTTATCATCAATGGCTAAATCCACTTGATAAACTGGGTCGAATGTTGTATTGGGTCTAGTAATAGCACACCAATATGCTTTTCCTTCTACTGTTGGCATAATGCCCTCCTTTATTTAGTTTATTTAATTACCTATATTATATCATACTTCTTGCTTCAAGTCAAGAAAATAAATTTTATGTAAGAGTAATGGGTAGTATCTTGTTCCATATGCTTTGACCTATTGCCATTACTCTACATAAATACGAATGTTCACAACATACAATTCCAGTTCTTCAGCATTGCAGGATTACTGTATCGCCTTTTGTTTAGTCAGTTTGGATTTTGGTTATGCCACTATGCTTTTTAAGATAACTTTTATGTGCGTTCTTTTTCAAACTTTTTATTGTGTTACCCCATAGCAGTAGAACTTAATCTTTCCCAAGCACCTACGCACTAAACAATCTATTAACTTGGGTGTGTTTTATACTCACGATGTTAATTCACCGAGACTGGAACTTAATTACTGACCCATATCCAGTAGTGTCATTTAAGACTTTTCATTAGTAGTCAACCAAGTTAATTCTTTTTTGTTACATCTGTATGGTTACCCTTGTCTGCCATATCTATTTCACTATGGTCTGAGAGGTGAACGGT